TTTGCGAAGTCTGTGGGGTTGACTAGTGCGAATCCCTTCCCAGAGCTCATGTCGTAATTGTCCTTGGTGATTTCCTTCCTGGCGTTGAGGAGATCCTGGATCGGGTCCCTGTTGGCTACAGTGGCGCTGTCCCACTCGTCTCCAGCTGCGATCGTCACCGAGTTGATGTTGCTTGGGCTCTGGCTCTCCGTGAGCACGTCCCAGATCTCATCGTCAACGGCCTTGGTAACCGCCCTGGCTATCCTGAGCAGGGTCCTGGCGATCACGTCGATGTTGTTGGTGATTGCGTCCTCCCACGAGATCACGTCCTCGATTCCATATTTCTCTACGTAGGAGCTCTGCTTCGTCCAGGAAACCTCGGCAGCCGGGAAGTTAGCAAGGCGGGGGACTCCCTTCACAGCTGACCCAGTTCCTCCGGAGAGCTCGGTTGCTGTTTCTTGATAATATGATTCCTTCCAGGCGTTGCTCGAGCTGATCATCACGATCTGCTTGAACTTGTATTCCTGGAGAGCGAAACCTCGGACTATCCTGTCGATGTCCTCTGCTCTCAGGTCCTGCATCCCGCTTGTGTCTGCCATTCAAATCACTTTTTCTTTTTCACTCCTAGGCCCCTCGAAGCCTTATATTCATCCAGGAGAGCCGGGTCGTTCTTGAAGATCTGGTTGAACTTCTTCATTTCCACCGGCTTCTTATACTTCGTTTTTCCTTCCCTGTATCTGTCAGCTGCCTTGAAAAGCGTCTCCTTGGTCATGCCGAAGGACCTCCCGCATCCACCAGGACGTTTATTACCTCTGCGTGAGCTGCCGTCTCGAGTGCTGTCCCGAAGTCCTTCCCTGCGTCTATGTCAGCAGCCACAGCTGCCTTCACTAGGTTCGCTCCGGAGAGAGCTACCCGCTGTCCGCAGGTGATCGCTCCAGTTGCTGTGAGATCCCAGATCCCTGACCTCCACATCCCCAGGGAGGTTGAGCCATCTGACGCTACCTTTTCGGTGGCTGCGATTCCGGCGAAGTAGTCGTTCCCAGATGATGCGCTCGCTGTTCTTGGATCAGCAACCTTACAAATAGTGCCCTTCTCGATGCCTGTCGCGTCTTCGACAGTGAAGCGGACCGCCTTTCCCCACTTCTCGATTGGGACTGCTTAGTTAGCCATACAGATTTTTTGGATGGGGTCTTTTTAAATGTTACTTTTTTATACTCTTCCTCATCTCGATTACGAACTTATTGAACTGATACCCAACCTCCATTTCAGCAGTAGCAAGGCCCTTCGCATACCACAACCTCCCCGCCACGTAGCACGCCGGGACGTAGATTATTCCCAATAGAATAGTAGTGATCCAGTCCCCTGATGCGAACCCGAAAAAAGCTATCAGATATTTCAGATATCCCAGAATCCCATAACCTTTGTCGAAAAAGGCCTTGTGGAGGATGATCTTAAATCTCCTCGATTCCGTTGATAAACCGATCCCTCTTAACACCGATTCCAATGATACTGACATGAGGATGCCTCTGCTTGAATCTATTCGGCGGGACCTTCTTCCGGATCTTCCCTAGCTTCAACATTCTCCGGAGGAGATCCCCCCAGTGACCCGCCCTCTGATCATAAGGCTGGACCGCTCCCAGGACCTTCTCGAGATGCTCTTCCGGGAACACGATCTCGAAGAGCTGGATCGGCCTCACTGATACCTGGAGTTCTCCCTTTGGCTTGTTCTTGTCGTATTCGAAGGGCAGGTATTGCGCCAGGAGCTCCTGCTTCCAGCGTTCTAGCTCCGGCTCATTTGCTCTGGCTATCACATAGAGGTGCATCATTCCACTTCCGGGTAAGGCCTGAGTCCTGTCCCTTTGAGTAGTTCGTTCGCTCGCTGCTTTCCTTCGGTATCCCTGTCAGCTGGCGATCCGCTCTCGGATTTTCCGTGATGCTCTGCCTCAGAAATCAGCTTCCGGAGATCTGCCCTTTTTTTGTCGATATCCTTTTCCAGCTTCTCGAGCTCGGCCTTCTTCTCGTCCAGGGCCTTGTGTTCTAGCTTCTCAGCATCCTTGATTTCCTCGTCAGCCCTTCTCTGCTTGAGGGGCTTCTTGTCCTCCGATTTCTTGGAATCATCCGAGGGCCCCTCTGCGCTCTTGTCACCAGAGAGAGTATCACTTACCAGCTGCTTATCCTTCTCGCTTGGTTCCTCCGACATCTTTTCTCATCTCCATGTTGTTTATATTCCGACGCTTTCCCTGATCCTCAATGAGTTCTGGTGCTATACTAGCAGGGAAATTGTAACTGATTTCCAGGCCCAGCTGACCCTTTGATTGTGCCTCGAGCCACCTTTGATGATGCTCAATATTTTGCTGCCAGGCCAAATATAGGATCTTGGAGCTCGCCTCGGTGGTTTCCTGGCCCCAGCCCATGATCACGTCAGGCACGCCCTCTGCGATTATGAAATATTTTTGTAGCCAATTCAGCCAGGGAAGCGGGTCCAGAGTCGAATACTGAGGGATGCTCATCCGCTCCATGCTTGCGGTTCCCTTCGGGATTATCAAGTTCTCCATGTTCTCGACGGCCTTGTCGAGCTTTGCCTTGAAGTTTGCGATGACTGTTTCATCGTCCTCGTCCACTTCTGTAACGAGCAGGGGCTTCACGTAGCGGTGGAATACGATCCTGAGATCCTTCACGCCTTCGTTGACGGCATCAATAATCGATGTGAGCTTCTCGATGGTGCTCCTGCCGTGTGGCTCGTCTCCGATCCTGTTCCACATCAGATGGAAGATCTGCTTCGGCTTGAACTCGATCTCCTTCTTCTTCCTGGAGCCCTTTTCGTCTGAGTAGACTACTACCTGGATATACTTTTCTATCATCCCATGCTTATTTGAGTATATCACCATTGTCCCGGGGTTGATCGGTTTCAGGTTCGTGATCTTGTTCCTGGAATTCCTCACAATCTCTGCGAATGCGTCTCCTCCCGTGATCGCAGTCACCACCATATTGAACATAACGTCGTGGAAAGAGTCTTTCCCGTTGCCCACGATTTTCTCGAGGATATCCTCAACACCCTTCTCCGCCTCGTAGCCCTTTCCAAGAATCCATATCGCCTTCTTGTTGATCACCGCCTGGACCTCCGGAATGTTTTTGTAGTAGCCGAACCATTTCTTCCAGTTCGGGTAGTATCTCGTTCCAGGGTAATCCTGCTGCGCCGTCGGGACCGTTCGTCTAAAATCAGTTTCTGTTTCTTCGGTCTGGTTGATCGAGTTCATCGCTGTGTAATCTGCGCTTTCTAGTCTTGTCTCAGCCATGAGATTGTATTGTAAACGTCACTTTATAAGCGTTTCATCGAATGTAGATCTCACACCAGTCTACGTATAGATTCTGAACCTGACCCTCCGCACCCGTCTGGATTAAAAACTGAGCACCTATTTCCTCATCCAGGGTCGGTAGCGGAGTTACGTGGGAAGCTACGCAGATCCCGTTCACCCAATATTCTACCCTTTCCCCTAGCCGGTAAACGATCTCGATCATGTTGTATTCTCCCTCTAAAAACCCAAATTCTGAGCTGTCTGTGCTGTCAGTATCGTCCGCTGTGTGAGCCTTTGCCGTGTTTAATGTGTTTGTTGGCCAATGGCCTATTATCATCGAATTTTGTGCGCTCATCAGCCCAAAATAACAAGTTGCTTCGTTTGCTGCTGTCAGGTTCATTTTCACTCGAGCTCTTAATCGAATTATTTTATAATTCCCGGCAGGGCTGAAAGTCCTCACGCTATACATTTTAGCTACTGATGTGTCCGTTTCTCCGGTGTCCAGGACAGCAAGAGAAGAACTCACGGAAATAGATCCGTCTCCATAATTATCCTCAGTCCATCGTTGGGTCTTGAGTGCGGAGCCGAGGAACTCGTCGTAAAACTCCGGCTGACCGAGCTCCTCATCGTAGAACTCCTTCCGGTTCCCAAAACGAGCCTCGACTTCCCCGTCCCCAGGCTGACGGTTGAAGAGCTCGCTGGTCCCGAACAGTCCCGGGAGTTTAAGGGCCATGTCATGCTCCATCCATGAAGGTCTGCTTCTTCATGTCCATGATCGCAGCGAGCAGCCGGTTGAATTTTGCCCAGTGGACATTGATCATGTCCTCGGCCTCGATCCTTGTAGTGTAAGCGCTCATGTTGTAGGTTATGAAGTCTATTGCGACCCAGCAAGCAGCTGCCTCTGAGAGGATGTATTTAACGTCTGCGTTGAGTCCTGCGAAGTTATCACTCCAGTTATAACGTGTGACGACGTTGATGTAGCTCTCCGCCTGGAGGCAGGCAGCGTTTATGTTCGCTTCCGTGTATCCCGTAGTGTCAACGTTCTCGCCGACCTTTACGTCGATCTCGGCCTTGGTAGCAAAGATGCCGCTGTGAGCCATGCTGATTTTTTAGAAGCTCGCTATAAATAGCTTATGGCCCCGCTCCCGGACGCACCAGCAGGCCCTCACGAAGGCCTCTGCGAGGTGGCTATATTTCCCGTAGAGCTTGAGGTTCTTCTCAGAGGTGTATTCGAACTCGATGGATTTGAGGCTCTTCATCAGTGGGAGATTGTAAACCATTTCAAGTTTTCCGGCTTCCATCAGCATCAGGGCGTTCGAGTAGAGATCTTCTTTCATTATGGCTCGTTTTCGATCCTCCTTGTCGACGCTCCTCCTGGCGTTGTTGATCCCCACAACTCTACGCCCGACCCTCTCGAGAAGGATGTCCAGGACACCGCCTCCGATTCCTGCGTCATCTATAAAGATCCGTTTGAAGTGGAACTGCTCATCGAGTTTGAGGGTTCGGCCTATTGTGTCAGTGAGGCTCATTCTCTGGGTGGTCAATGCCTTTACGATTTTTATATTCTTCCGGTGATCCATCTCGGCGACGATGTAAGCTGTTTCGTCTGCCCCATACCTTGCGATATCTATTCCGAGATAATATGATTTTCCTTTCTCGAGATCCTTCCTGGTGTCCCAGGGCCCCAGAGTGCTCACCTTCTTGATCAGATTCGTCGGGAAGAACTGATTCCACTCGTCTACGAATTCCCCGAGATATTCCTGGGCATACTCCATCTTGGTCATCCTGGACTTCTCCCTGATCAGGAACTTCTTATCTATCCTGGTGCACGTCTCCGAGCTCACATGGATCTGGAGGAAATCCGGATCGTGATGGCTGTCATAGAAATATCCGCCCTTTCCATAAGGCGTGCTCAGCAGGATGATCCACCCGAAGCCCCGTGTCTCCCTCGAGACAGCGACCATCGGGAGGATCGAGTTCCAGACCGGCTCCGGAACGAAGGCTGCCTCGTCTACGATCAGCAGATCTATTGTCAGGCCCCTGATGTAGGCTCCCGTTCTTCCCACAGCCAGACAATGAATAATCGAATCGTTTTTTAGGACGATTTTTGTCTTGGTCGGTGGTTCCTTGTATATCGAGCCCTTGAGCCTGACCTCCCGGAGCTCTCGAGGGGTCGGAAAACGTCCCCGCTTCTCCTGGAACTTATTCATCTTCTCAGACACCATATCATCATCCATTTTGTCAAATAAGCCCCTGATCTTCTCGAACAGAAATCCTGCCTGGTTGAGAGAAGCAGCCACCACCAAGATCCTGACTCCCCTGTTCTCGAGAGCGAATCTCTTTGCCTTCTCAGACACCACCGTGCTCTTTCCGACTTGCCGGCCTGTCCGGAGCGTTGCGTTTCCCTCGTGTTCCAGGACACGAGTTTGCCAGGGGTCGAACTTAAAGGTATCCATAGAATCGAAACCAAATCCTGTTAAAAACTTCGTCGTCGTCCAGGATCATTGTCCACATATTCCCCCAGAGCACTGCGACGTATTGTTTCTCGGAGATCGTAAGCGCCCAGCCCCGCTGCTCGTAAAAGAGCTCGATGTCTGCGAGCAGGCCTGCGATGTCGCTCCTGGAGGAGTATTCGATACCTCGGCGCAGGGCTGAGTTCCCCCCGTGCATGGCTTTATATTGGTTCATCGTGCTCGACATGAAGCCTTCCACTTCTCCGGCGCTGAGCTGCCCGTGCACGTCGATGTAGACGATCCAGTCCTGCCAGACTCCATAACTCACTTCTCTCTTTGTCGGGTCTTCTTCTGTCCAGATGTAGTAGTGAGTTGTCCATTGAGTCGGGTAGCCCAGCTTTCCGCTCCAGGGCCAATGTTTGTCCAGGAGAGCTCCTCCAGGTACCTTGATTCCGACCTTGTTTTCGCCCTCGCTCCAGACCTTGTTGTAGGGGACTCCGAAGTAATCTAGCATATCATGGGCCCCTCCCGTGCCGTCATAAAGGTGGCTCGGGAAATGGATTTTATATGAGTCGTCTCCGGTTCCGGAGCCCGTGCCCATGTATTCAAACCAGCAGCCTCCCCATGGGCCTCCTGAAAGGTAGACGTTGCGCCCCTTCTGGAGAGCTCCGCTCCAGGTCTTGCTTACTCCTCTCCGGTGGGTTGGCTGTGTCCTGGTTGAGGTCACGGCGGTGAATATCTTGTTTCCATATTTATCGTTTCCGAGGTCCACGTATTTGATCCAGCCCTTTGTCTTCTTGGATTGTTTCCAGGCCCCGCATCCGTGACTCCCACTCATCTAAAGTTTTTTGTAACAGAATTTTTAAAGGCCGGGGTTTATCCTAACTAAACGCACCGGCAAGCTCGCTATGTTGTGGTGTGTGTGGTTGTGTTGTTGTTGTTGGTTGGTGTTGTTG